GAATCTACGATTGCGGCGGAATCGCAAGGACAGTCAGGACCGAAAGCGGAACCGGAATATCCAGTAATCTTTCCGTCTTCGTATTCCAATCCACTCGTAAACATGTCCCCACCTGCTGTATAAATGGGCGAACCTTGCAGCAATCTATTATTTCTGGAAACGATATTCATCTATAAAACCTCTGTATTATTTATTTAAGCATCCTTGACGAGACGAACAGAGTAACCGCGTGACTTATAGTAGCTGTACGAACCCATCGATGCGCCCGTAGAGAAGTAACGGTTGTAGGCGTAGGAAGACGAGGTCTCAGTGGCCGTCCAGAAGTACGCGTTGCTGCCTAAATTGACGAAGTAGCCCGAATACTGGTAACCAGCGGGAAAAGCCGCAAAGCCGAAGTCGTCGGTTCCATTACCAGATGACCATCCTGTAGATGATTTGAGCTTTGTACCTGCAACGGATTTACCTCCAACGGCATCGGCTAAAGCATCCCACTCTGCTGCTGTTGCTAAATGCCAGCCACTGATTTCGTTTGCCGCTGCAACCGCTTCATCCCAAGTATAGAGCTTTCCGTACTTTAAGCCGTTCCAGCCATAAGTCGATTCGTCATTATTGTAATAAACACCGGTTGAACCGTAGTCCAAGTTCTCGGCAAGCCAAGTTACTCCGTTAATAGTCACCGTTCTGTACGTGCGTCCGCCAATGACAGCGGTATTAAGATCTCTGAACCAAGCTTTTACAGTAACGTCAGAACCTGTAAATTTAAAGTTACTTCCTGTCAATGCTGCACCAGTGATGTCATAGCTAGAGAAGGTATAGCCAGAATTCGGCGTGTTGCTCAACGTGACATTAGTTCCTGAAACTCCGGACATAGGTGATGCTGTAATAGTTCCATTACCGTCTGTTGCCGTGGTTACTTCATAAATAATTCTTTGCCAGAGCATTTCCTTGGAATTGTTCAGAAGCGCCTTGCCGTTGAAAGAAAGACTGAATGCCGAATTTATCATTTATCCTCCTTCTTCGCCAGCTCTATTTGAATCTTTGTCAGTATATCCATGATATTGTCGAGTTTCTGTCCGAACAACGCATGCTGGGACTTCATAAATTCACAGTCGTGTTCCAATAAAGTTATGCGCTTATCCATTTCGTCCTGAGCATCGTCTCTCTTAGACTTCGTATCTTTTCTCTGCAATGCGATAATCAGATAGACTACCGCTGCCGAGACTATACCTACGGGACCCGAATTTAGAAATTGCGTCAATAAGTCTTCCATCTTTAAGCCTATGTGTTAGAATCTGAAATTCTGTTAATGCCGACTACTTTGTATATGTTCTTGTAATTCCACCAACCATTACCTGTAAATACAGATGCCAATGTTGTAGAATAACCGCCATATACTTTTAAATGTGTTTGGTCGGTAAATACTCCTCTTAAACCAACCCAGACTGAATTTGAACCTTCAGGAACAAGCCAAGTAAAAGCACCATTACCACCCATCTTTGAGGTGTCTAATATAATAGTTTCACTATCTAAATTACCCGAAGAAATTATTTTTATTTCTTCAAAAGCACTAATAGGTTCAGAAAGTTGAGCTGTAGCACTTAAACGACTGCCATCGCCTATAGAAAAAGTATTGCCACTCCACAGCACCGTTTCATTATAGCCAGACACCACACCCAAAGGACTATCAGCAGTTCCGTTTCCTGAGAGCGTGTTGTCATGCGATACTTCTTGCTGAGTGGCGAGAACGTAGTTGCCTTGTGAAATACTCTGAATATCTGACATGTTTAAACCTCCTTACGATTGATACCGATGACTTTTCTAATACCTACACAACCAGTAAAACTATTAGCAGTTGTACCTGCTGTTCCAGTTATCATATTTCTTTGAAAACCATAAGTCCAATTTAAAGTAGTAGCCGCTTCATTAGCAGTAAATACAGATAATTTCCAATCGTGCCCTTCCATAATATATGGTGCTATGCTGTAATAATAAGCATTTGAACCTGGTACTAATGCTGAGGTTTCATAAATGTTCCACGGACCTGTTCCACCAGCATTAACACCACCTCTACCAGGATAACCTCTTGTAGGCAACACCATAACTCTTTCAAAATTAGTAAATGGTTCTGATAAAGTAATACTACCACTTCCATTAAGTGCTGTAGTTTCAAACAGCACCGTTTCATCGTTGGAAATCCTTACAGTTCCTTCCGATGGGCTGTCTACTGTGATTCCTATGCCTCCTACGAAATTGGTAGCACTTGTCTGACCTAAAACGAAACTACCATCATATATTGTGTTCATTCTTTAAACCTCCTTACGAGCATTTGCCCATCTCTTTAATTGTGCTTCTCGCATTCTTTGTATTTCCTCTGGAGTATGTTTCTTACCAAGATTTGCAGCTCTTAATTTGGCTTTAGTTTCTTTGGAAAGTTTAACACCTTTACGAGGACTCGTTTTACCAAGATTGAAGTTTCTAAGTTTCTCTTTTGTTTCGTCAGTACATTTTTGATGATGAGAATGTAATGCTCTATGTTCTTTCGAACGCATAAAGATCAATTCATTTGCAGGACAATGGTAGTATCTTCCATTTTCAATAAGTTCCTGTTTTGAGCGTAGAGCAATCATACCAGATGGCAAAAATCTAATCTCATCTCTATGATGACAATGCCACATAGTTTCTTTATCAGCAACGGCTTCCTGGTAGTTTTCAATTAAACTAATATCTTCTCTACAAAATGCTTTTGCGCTTTCTTCACTAATCATATAAACCTCTAGTTATGTATTATTACGGCGACCGATACCGATGACTTTGTAAATTCCTGGTATAGATTGTGCATACCACATACCAGAACCTGTGTAATAAAATGCTCTTATCTGTCCTCTTACTGCTGTGAATGACGTGCCATTATTTGATGAGTATTCTGCACCAAATGTTTGTAATGGAGCGCCGTCATTTGAATGCATATAATTCATTCCTGCAAATCTTAAAGTAGAACTTAAAGTATAGCCAACAGGTGCATCTACTGGTACATAAACCATGGAACGTTCACCATTTGATATTACTCCTAACTGTATTTTTTCAAATGATGTCATCGGTTCACTTAAAGTAAAAGCTGTAGTTGAAGCACCAGAATAGAGTACCGTCTCATCAACACCAAGTAGCTGAGCAACAGCACTCAAATTGACGCCCAAAGCGTATTGAGCAGAGTTAGCAGCATGTACCAATGTATCATCGTGAACGAGCCACTGGGCTTCATGTCCATATTGTGCAAAGGCAGAACCGTTATAGCCAGAAATCTCATTGACTGCATTGTATTCCAGTCCGCTCTCATTCATCAAGCCAGATGGTAATTCGTCACCAGCTGATAATGGAATACCGGAAATTTCTGTAATCTTGTTATCGCTAATTGTCAAGTCAGTGTTCTGTAAGTATGTATCAGGTACGGCTGTCAAAAAGTTTGCAGAATCTGCAGTAGTCAAGTAACCAGTCATGTCAGCAGTAGTCTGATAATCACTCAAATCCTGATGTGCAGTCAAGTAACCCGCCGGATTTTCATTCATCGGATAGAAGTTACCAGAATCAGACGTTAATAAGAAGTTTGCACTGTCCGTAGAACTGAGGTAGGAACCAGCATCTTGTTTTGCAGTCAAAGATTCAACAGTCGCATAGGCTGTCATTCCAGTAATGTCTTGCTTACCAGTTAAATCACCAGTCGTAGCCATGTCAGCAATGTCAGCTGTGTAAACTAAATCTTGCGGTAATGCTGTTAAAAACGTTCCAGAATCAGCGGCATAAATTGCAGAGTTTAATTTGGTATCGACCTGTGCAGAAATGTAAGAAGGGTCAAATGCTGGCGGAATTGCTGCAGTTGCCTGTTCATAGGCATTTGCAGATGCAGCTGTAATCGTATCTGTCCAGTCAGTCTCGGCTGTCAAATAACCCTGTGCAGTAACCCAATCCTTTTCGGCATAGTCTGCGGAAACTTCGAATACGACTTTATCACCTGATTCAGAAATTTTGATGCCGTTAATGCCTGTAACAGGAATCTGTAGATTTGCAGTACCGCCGGCCCACTGAGCAGAATTTGCAGAAACTGTCTGTGTAGTAGCATTCCAAGTGGCGCTCTCTGGAATATCAACGGCAGTTAAATAACCCTGAGAATCGACCCAACCGGTAGTTGCCAAGTCGGAAGGCAATTCATTGATATAACCAGATGGATTTGAGTCCATTGGGTAGAAATTACCGGAGTCACTCTTGTCAAGTTTTTCATCTAATTGAGCTGTAGTGGCAAAACCGGTAATGTCGGCAGAATAAACTAGGTCATCTGGCAATCCGGTTAGGTAATTGCCGGTCGGGGCATAGAGGGTGTCAGCGGATTCTTTGGTCAAGTAATCGCCTGAAGGCATTAATCCAGAAGTAGCCACATCCACAATATTCTGGACATCTGCACTAGTAGGTAAGCCAGTAACAGAAATAGTATTATCAGTAATATCAACGTAAGATCCTGCTTCATATTCGTTACCTGCTGAGAAAGCCGAGCCGTTATATCCGGTAATCTTGTCGTTCTCGAATCCCAGACCGCTCTCGCTCATGACTCCTTCCGGAATTGTCTGGCCGGAAAAGCCGATAATACATCCTTCCTCGTCGTCCTGGACGAAATATAACGGTTCCTGGACGCCGAGCGGCACGTGGTTAGCCGAAATCTTGTCTAAGTCATTATTGACTACAATCGGCTCGATACCTTGGTATACCTTGCCCGCAGAGACAACGCCTATTGGTTCCTGAGGAGTTCCATTACCTGAAATAGTCTCATCATGAAAAACTTGTGTTAGGCCTGAGACAGAAACATCGCCCCCTATAGCGGGGGATACGTTTAATCTGCTGCAGACCATGTTGTTAAAAGAGTCGTAAACGTAAACGTCGTAAGTATACTGCGGTTCTACGAGTATAACCGCACGACCGTCAGACTTTAATGGAATTTTGAACGGGTTACGAGCGCCGTCCCAGTCCTGCCAAGTAATGTATTTTGTATCGGTGCCGGCTATGAAGACTTCGATATGTCCGCCGACTACCGGCTTTCCTGCCAGATTCTCAATCTGGAATACAGGATCTAAAAGATAAAACAGCTTCTGGGTATCTACAGCCACTATAACCTCCTATAAGCACCCACTTCCGATGCGGAATGTATCATGTATTATTTATACAAGACAGGGTTGACGAACGAAAGGCAATTTACTATATTAATGACATAACAATAAGGAAGGACATTATGAAACTTTACATCGCACTCGCAATCTTCGCAATCATCTGGGCAATCTTCATGTTCGGCATCATGCCTGTCGTTATCTGTGCCGCTATTGCCGCTCTTCTTGTACTTTCTGCAAAGGCCCATGAAGAGAAATATGGTAAAGAACCTTCGATGGCTGAAATTGAAGAATTATTGAATAATAAAACCCTCTAAGCAGAGCCTAGAGGGAAATATCGGGAAGGAATCGTTAACCGATTATTTTTTTATTAAGCGTTCTTAAACATTGCAAGTGTGACGAGACGCGGTTCAACCGTACCTGCGAGGTAAGTGAAGTCCCAACGGCTGAAGTTTTCTGCGGATGTACCGTCAGTCCACTGGTTGAGAGAAACACGGAGACCGTCAACGTCACCAACAGCAGCTTCCTTAGAGAACTTGATGTCAAGCTTGTCGACCTGGCTGAAGTTGTAAGCGTCCTTAGCACGGATGTAAGCAAGGCCGTAATTACCGTTATCCGGAAGAGTTACGGTGTCGCCAGCAGCCGGAGCCTTAGAGCAAGTACGAGTACCGTTGTCAGCAGTGTAAATCGGCTGAGCGGAGATAACGCCGTTAGCAGTTACGTCGCCCAGAGCGATGAATGCATACGGAGCGTTGGTTTCCATACCGATAGTGTCGCAAGCGTAACAGCCGTCGACGAAAATCGGAGTACCAGCCTTGATAGTGCCGGTAACGCCAGAGAGCTGGAGCTTAGCCGGATCACCGTTACCGGTAGAAGCGGTATAGCCCTGAACACCAGCGCCTTCAGCAGTGAGGTTAACCTTCACCTTGTCGAGCCAACGTTCAGCCTTGTAATCGACGCCCTGGAAGTTACCGAGAGTGCCCTTACCGTAAAGAGCATCCGGTGCGCCAGTCGGAACGAAAGCCTGACCGTTAGCAGCGAGAACTGCCTGAGCCATCGGGTCAATAAAGCCCTGGAGGTCTTCAGTGGTAATGGACTGGAGGTAAGCACCAGCTTCGGCAATCGGCTTAAAACCAGAACCGACGAAGACCGTGGTAGCTTCCTTGACAGCCTTACCAACTTCTTCCTTAAGGGTCTTGTTAATGAGGTTAGCAGCGTAGGAAGGACCGATTTCCTTTTCCCACTTGATGTCAGTTACGCCTTCGAGAGCGTTAGTCTTGACAGAGTTAACCTTGTTCTTAATGGAGAGCGAGACCTTACGTTCAACGATGTCACGCGGATTTGCAACCAGACCGTCGACCGTATTACCAGCATCCGGAAGGATGAAGTCATAAGACTGACCAGCCTTCATGTTGCCGTTAATCTGGGAACCGAAATAGTCCTTAGATGCGAGTTTGAGGAAGCCAGCGTTCTTAGCGACTTCGAGAGCCACGACGGTGGCCAACTTTTGGGTTTCAATTGTATTGTTGGTAGAAACTGTAACTGCCATAATGAAATTTCCTTTATGTTAAAGTTTATCGATGTTTAATGTTGGTCTATCTTTGGTGATTCTTAATCCAGTTTACAGCGTCCTGTTTACTCCATGGACGGCCCCAATCCGGACCTGAATCGATAATGTTATTGTTCAATGCCTTGCCAGTATCTGGAAGGACCTTAGGCTGCGGCGGAACTGCTTTTGCCTTGCTAGCCATGATACGTTCATGCTGAATCATACGGTTTTCCAACTGCTTAAGCTCGATAAATTTCATATTCGGATTGCGCATAGCCATAATTCTCAGTGCCGCTTCAGGCTTGTGAATGAAATGCCTGATAAGTTTCGGCGCCATATCGGAATCCTGGAGATACGTCAACACGCTTCTGTCCTTTTCGCTAAGCAGGAAATCGCTGAATTTCGCATAACCGATTTCCGGATGCATAGATGCGAAGTCGGTTTCAGCCTTCTGTATCAACCCCTGATACTTTTCTCTTTCGGCTTCGTCCGGATAGCATTGCTGCAACCTGATGTCTGCAAGTTCGGCGGCTTCTTCCATAGCCATCTGTCTGCGCTCCTGTTCAAGGGAATCGGTCATACTCTTGACCTTCTCGTTGCCCAGTCGCTGATCAATCTTATAGTCTGTGTACTTCTGCTGGTCGTTACCGAAATCTTCAAGCGTCAGGCCCTTGTATTTCTCAAGTTCTTCCTTAAGCTTTTGAATCTCGTCGTCACGCTGCTTCAGTAATGCTTCGGCTTCTTTACGTTTACGCTTCTGCGTAGCGAAAGCATGCTGTTGCTTTTCAAGAGCACTATAAGATTTCCGAGGCTTATCCTTTTTGTCGGCTTTCTCAAGGCCTTCATCCGGTTCCTCAACGACATTTTCGTCCTTATTTTCGGGAGGTTCGCTGTCCTTATTCTCCCCGGCAATTGAGTCGTTACCAACTTCCGTCTCAGATTCCTGCGGCTGTACGTTTTGAGATTCGTCCTGCTTCAAGTAGTCATCGATACTTTTTTCTCCGTTCATTACGGAAACAGCTTCTGAATAGTTCATTTAAATATTCCTTTTTCGTGATTAAAGCCCACGTTGCTACTGATTATATTTATAAAGGCTGAGGGTTGTTAACCGTACTGAAGTCCGGGTCTATGTACACGCATAATGCAGTCTGCTCGCGGTAAATAGTATCAGGATATACAGCCCAGTGTTCTGTAGGATGAGAAGAACCCCATTCGCTAGACGGATAGTTACCGATTTCAACACCCTGGGAGAATTCACTTGATGTATGGTCTTTGGTTGTCTCTTCAAAACTGGTCTTATATTCAGCTTCGCCGTCAGCATCCAAAGAAACGCATTCAGCACGTCCTACTAGCTGGTCGTTTATCTTAGTTACTCTAGAACCCCAGAACCATAGAATACAAACGTCGCCGCACTTATAATCACGGTAATCGCCTTCAACAATACCGAATCCTAAATCGTTAGAACCGATATGTCCACTTCTCATTAGAGTTCCGCGACCGACCGTAAACATCTTCCAATAGTTTTGACGGTTAACGACAGTAATCATTCTCGTCCTTAAGTTGAAGAACAAGAACGGCAATGTCATAGTCTGGAATACGCCAGCACCGCGAGAACTGTCGACACGGTAACCGCTATACTTATAGAACTGCATAGGATGATTTCTACCGGACCATTTCATAAGATAAGGTTCAGAATTGCCCGTGTATGTATAGTGATGATCTGCGTCCTGGTACTTCAAATTCGTACGGTCGAGTCGAATCCAATGAACCGTATCATAAGAAGAACCGTTTTTAGCCCAAATACCGTTAACAACTGTATCAGCCGTAGTCGCATGTACATAATGCCTTGCCGGTACATTATTAGTAGTATTATGGAACATATTTGAAACGCAATTAATCGTAATTACGCCGCCAATATCTTGCTGACTAATCTCGTTATAGATTTGGTTGTTGATTAAGTTAATATTCGTCGCAGCAACATAGCCGTTGATGTTAGAATTCTTAATCGTCATATCCGCACCGAGACAGTTAATCGGATTATTGATGTCGACATTATCCAACAGCGAAGTAGAGATAATGCGCAAAACGCCAGAACCCTGTAATGACCCTCTACGCAGCTGTATAGAATTCATTGTAGCATCTGTATTAAACGTCAACCAAGAATCGACTGCATTGATGTCATTAGCCGAACTAATACCGTTAACAGTAAGAGACACGTTATGGAATTCAAGCGACCCCGTTCCAGAAACCGTAATGGTTCCATAGCAATTTTCGATTGTGCCTCCAGTCAAAACCGTAGCGTTAATGTGCTGTTCGCCTAAGTCGCCGTAATTCGGGTCATTCTGCTTTGTCTTAAGCAATATGTACGTATTCGCGTCTTTACAGTTTTCGAGTTCAATCTGACAATTATTAAGCGTAAGCTTGGACCAGTCGTAATCATCAACGAACCAGTCGGTCTTAATAACCATATTTGACATATCGACATAACCGGAAAGTTTCTTGTAACCGTCGATATGGCAATTATCAAATGTCACCGTATGCGAAGGCGTATTTGCCAATTCGACATAAGTATTTGAGAACGAAAGCGGCGAGCTCATTCTGTCAATTACATACTTTACACGTGCACCTGCAGCCTGCGATTTGTCGCTAGAATACCATCCGGTATTGATAACGTCTGCTATGATGCTATATCCGCCGATAGTTTCATTAAGTTCAGATACGAACAGATACTTCTCGCATGCCTTGAGTTCATGACATGTTACTTGAGTTCCTTCTGTACCGTGCTTTACCGTAAATCTTACTGCATCGTCGACAATAATATCCTTATTGACAGAAACCGTATTGGAGCCGTCAAACATATAGAAACCAGTTACAGAACCTTTTCCATATGAAGGGAAATACAAATCTTTATGATACTTGTTAGCTGCCGTAGCTGCCTTTGTTCTCTGGCCTAAGTTAGAACCGGTACCTGCGACCTGATTAGACGGAATATCGCCATACCACCTTACGTCAATATAGGAACCTGGAATCTTCATAACCCAAGCGCCTTGTGACGTGTGATTGGACTTGATAACGACACCGCCATCGTCCGTATAGTTTCCGGATTCATGCCAGACATAGTAACGGAGAGGACAGTCTTCAGCAGTGTAGTAACCGACAACACCAACAACGGAACCGTCAGTTGGAGTTTCCTTTTCTTTCAACTGCTCGATTGTCGTAATAGTGGCATAAATACCCGTGGTATCGTTATCGCCTACAATGACGTTCTGCTTTACGAGTTCAGTCTTGTAAAGACGCCAATGTTCTTCCGAATAATCGCCTTCCATCTGGACGGGACCGATATATTCGTAGTAGCGAACCGTATAGTCGCCGTTATCCAGCATAATCTGGCTGGAAGGAATCGCGTTAGTGTAGATTGGGTTCTGAAGCTCTCTACCGTCTACGTTGTAAATTGTCTTAAGTTCTGTGGTCACCGGATCACAGAATTCAATCTTTCCAACAAGCGGCCTGCCGTCGTTCTTGAATATTACTGCCCATGTATCAACAAAATTGTACATTATTTAATTCCTTTATATTCTTTGTAAGCTTCCCAAAGCGGATCGCCTTCCTTTTCGTTCGGCTTGAAACCAAGTTCCCAGTCCCTAGCGTAATTCTTGATATACCAGTCCTTAAGTTTACGGTCTTTATCGGCAATATCGTTTTCTACGACACGACCAGTCTGCTTTGCAAGACCTTGTTCAATCTTATTCTCAAACGGAAGTGCCTTATCACGCATAAACTTACCGACTGTGCCAAGAGGTTTTGTTTCCGCCACACGCTGACGTAATGGCTGGTAGCTTTCTGCTACTTTCTTTCCGATTACATCGTTTTCACGTTTAAGGGCTTTTATTGCCTGTTCACGAGTTAGGCCAGTTTTCATTAATTCTTGAATCTTAAATGGCGGAATCCTTTGCTCTTCTACTTTCATTGGCTTTACAAAGAAATTACCATCTTTAATACCGATACCGGCATAATTCGTAAAGAAAAATTGCTGATTTTTTGCCGTTTTAGCAATATCCTGATAGAACTTTTCGAGAGCTTCAGGATTACCGACATCAGTAAATGCATCAAGTTTCTTCTGTAATGCAGCCTTTGCAGGACTTTCAGGCATTCTAGCTATACGAGTAGTAACATCCGCAAATGTCGGAGCACCACCACGATACGGGTCAGACAAGGCATCTAATGTTCTTAACGTTTCGCCAATATCATTCTTAAGCTCACTGGACTTAATTACGTTACCGACACCCGGAGCTTCACGTCCGAGTTCATTTAACATTCGTTTTCCGCGTCTGAAATTAGGTAACAAAGCTGCAGCACCGAATGTTCCTAAGTCCCATGCACGCTCACCAGCAATGTCGCCAAGTTCCTTGCCGTACGGAGTACCGTAATTAGCTACATCTCTAACTCCTCTAGCAGCAGGTCCTAAAACTGCACCAATTCCTGGAATAAAGTCACCGACTGTACCAGCGCCGCCAAGCATAACATCTCGAATATCGTCGCCCTTATTGAGAATAGCTCCTTCGTCTGAGAATATAGACTTCTCAGGCTCATTGATATAACGGTTCTTAGAATATTCAGAAGCAAGCCACCACTTAGGTCCGCCTTTCTTTACTTCCTGCTCACGCTTATATCTGCCGGATTCATATTCACGGGTCTTCTTTTCGTTTTCCCAGTGATTGGACATTTTATCAATATCGTTTTTAAATGTCTCATAGTCTATATCCGGATAGTCTTCTTGATGTACAGCCTTTAACCAACCTTCGTTCTTCTTAAACGGATTTTCCTTATCAGAAGAACCAAATGTTTCAGAATATCTGTCCCATTTGGTTTTACCAAGCTTATCAATACCTATTTTCTTTGCTGCTAAAGACAGTGAAGGATCTTTCTCGAACTCTGTTATGTGTTTATCGAGAAACGACTTCGTGTCCATTGACATCGCGTCTTTTACGATAGCATTATAGGTTTCAGCGTCTGTACCTGCAGCTATTTCTTCGAGAAATTCTTCAATCTTATTATCCATTACTGTACTCCGTAATATTTACTACGAATCTGCTCTTGCTTTGGCGTCAAAATCTTCTTTTCAAGATACATCTTCTGATATTTATCAGCCAAATCCTTTTCTTCCAATGCTTCAGTAGTCTTCTTGCCGCCATGAGATGCAATCGCTGACTGTTTAGCTTCAGAAACCATCTGTGCAGTAGACTTTTTAGTTTGTAAATCTTTAATTGCAGCTTCCTTGTCTTCTGGACGAAGAATAGGGTCATTCAATATAGTTTGAATTTCTTTGTCAATTGCTGCATCGCTAGCAAAAGTATGTGGAATCTTGCCAAGAATATTGACCTTATCAGCCTGATACTTATTTTCAGCATTTCTTGCAGCAATGGCATCAGCTGTAGAACCTTGTAATTCAGGAAACTTATTAACTAATGCTTCCTGTTGACGCTGGATAATGATAGCGTCTTGCGGCCTTGCATTGACAAGTTCACGATTAAGCTTTGCCATTTCAACAGAAGCCTCTTTCAGTTCCTGTTTACGTTCACTTGCTGCTCTTTCTTCAGCTTTCTTGTCTTCAATAGCCTTCCAGAGTTTATTGTATTGTGCCTGCTCTTCTCTGGCTTTCTGTGCCTGGACATTGGCGTTATACGTCTGAAGCAGTGAAGGATTGCCCCAGACATAATCGTAAAGTCCTAATTGCAAAAGTGCTTCAGACGGATCGTACATTAAATACCTCCAAGGCCTAATTGATAAAGGAAATATTCATCCTGGTTTGCATCTTTATTACCAGGAGTCATGTAAGGATTACCCAAATCATTATTGAGGTATGCTTCTTGATAACCGTAAGGATTAATAGAAAGCTGCTTATCAATATCAATCATTTCCGGGTCATAATATCCGGCGCCAATCATATCCATCATAACACCTTCATCATCCCACATAGCCTGGTCAGCCTTCCAGTCATTATAGTCACGATTCATCTTGTAGGCTCCGACTCCACGACCTAGCATCTGCATCAGGTTACGATATGCGTCATTGCGTTCCTTTGCACGCTGGTCGATTCGATTCTGTTGAACATTTGACCAGTTAATAAGGTCAGGTAACTGATAATTTACATCTAATCCGTACATAATCTCTCCTTAAATACTAGCCAATGTAAGGTTAAGGCTGTTATTCATTTTCTGTTTTTCCAAATCCAAATCAGTCTGGAATTTAGCATTCTGCCAATCCTGATAATCCTTGGCCAAGTTGCCATAAAGAGACAGCTGAGTATTCTTACCTTCCTGCAACTGTCTCAGCCTATTCTGAGCATTCTGGATATTAGCCTGCCATAGCGAATAAGCGAACTGGCGGTCTGCATTACGTGCCGCAAGAGCATCCTTATATAAATCTTCATTCTTTTCTGCAACTCCAGTAGCTATAGCATTTGCGGCTCCAGTTCCACGACCGATTCCCTGACCTGCAGCACGGTGCTGAATGGTATCTGCGACCTTATCGATAATCGCATCCTTGTTTGCCGCATAGTAGTCGTTTACGTCGAAATTGTCTTCAAATTCAGGAGCATCATACACGAACTCATTAGGGTCATAGGTATCTACAAGATTTCGATACATAGTGACATCAGTGTCACGACCTGTAGACTTATTTTCTGTATAATAATCATGTGCCATTTTCTCCAAAGTGTCCGTATCAGTATTTAACTGTTGTGCAGCTTTCTCAAGTATATCACGCTTACGTTTTTCATCTTGTGCTTGCTCGTAAGCTGTGAACAAACCTGCAAGTGTACCAACGCCACCGCCGATTAATGCGCCCCATGGTCCAAAAGCAGCTCCAGCAGCAGCTCCTGTACCGGCACCTTGTATAGCATTTGAACCATAACTAGCCATAATTCATAAACCTCTCTAATATTTATTATGTGTTCTTAATTGTAAAGAAGAAACACGAAACACCGTCAACCGTAACGGAGTTCGTGCCCTCAGAAACCGTGTGCCAGCCAGAATTATCCCTATAGCTGAAGACATAATGGTCCGGCAAATTGTCGATTGCACAGGATTCAAGCGTGTTAATAAAGCAAATGTTCTTAATCAACGTAAGCTTATAGCTCTTCTGGTAATCCTTCGCGTATTTACCCTGAAGAGCGTCAGCCAGTTCCTGTTCGTTACTGAATCTCGATACGTCATTGATTATCATAGCGCGTCAATCTCCTTGAACTGAATCTTTGCAGCCATGATTGCGAAGTCAACTGGATCTGAACAAGAAATTTCTATGTTTGCCACAGAGAATATTCCCAGATTGAACCATTCGACTTCCGTACCGTATTCGCCCTGTCGTCCGAGAAGACCGATTTCCTGGTTGCTCCAAGTGCCTCCCTTGTCGGAATAGCGCATCATAATCTGAGGGACCAGGTTAGCGTTCTCGAAATCGCCAGTATTGCAGATAAGCTTGATACCGTCGACAATGAACTGGTTGAAAGAAGAAACCATCGCCCCGCTCTTACGCATACGAATCATTGGCCTTCCGTCATGTTCAGTCCATTTGTGAATATCCATCTTCACGACATAGTTATCTACGCCGAATAGAATATCGGAGTTATGTCTGATTCCGAATTCCGGTCTCCAGCGATGATGAGCGTTAGTGCTCTCGTCTTTCGTACTGCGTCTGTGCCACTTATCTTCCATGATGTCATATACAAGCGTATAATCGTCGTCTACGAAAGACAAGGCATAAAAGATATGACCATTTTCTGTCCAGCATTGTCCTCTAGCATCCTGGGCCGCATGGAATCCCTGAATAAGCCTTTCTACATCCGGCGTAGAGCAACGGGTCAACTGGTTTCCTCTCCAGTAATAAACTCCGTTTTCACCTATAGCGGAACTACCGAGATAGAATACGTAATCGCCTACGATAGCCAAACTGTCAGGAGCTTTGATACCAATCATGTTCGCACAGTTTGTCGGAGAAACAAACGGCATGTCGACGTCGGAATTGTAAGTGAAAATCTGAGAAGACTTCGGGCCGAAAGTATAGAGCAATGTGCCGTTGGAAATCAAGGCTGTAGTATTGTCAGGAGACCATTCAGAATAGGTTATGAAACCGTAGTCCTTATACTGAGTCGTATTGACCTGGAAGATGTCATAATCAATCTGGTCCAAATCGTCAGTAACTTCGAACGGATATTGATATGAAGTATAGAAAGCGTCGGTACCGGCGTCATTGACAATCAAGTAGTTGTAAAGATATGCACAATGTGTCGGAACGATTCTCTGGCTATCGGAATTGACACGATACGGAAGCTGAATAGTCCTGATGTCAACACGCATTTCCTCTACGGATAACGTAGTATCGACCGCTATAACGTTTGCTCCGTCGACAATAATCAAATGCGGATTCTTACCGCCTGTCTGACACATATGCACAGGAGTATTGTAATTCGTCAGGTTGCTGTAAATCTCGTACGGCTCACCGTCTACGAAAGCATAGAGCTTCGGACCGTAAACGGCAAAAAGTATCGGGAAACCGTCAAGGCCCTTGTCCGCTTCGTATAGGCCACGGCAATGACCTTCGATTTCCGCGAATACTGAAGTACCGCAAATGGAACGCAACATCGTATCGGCAGATGCACCTTGTCCTTGTGTCTCAGGGTACATGTTGATAGATTCCGAAAGGTTGGCTATACGGATATTGGACTTACTCCACGGACCGACAATATTTTGAATTAATGCCATAGTTCTCCTTAGAGCAGGAATGTACCTGCCTTGAATTCACCGTAAGTCAAACACGGATTGTAACGCATGTCGCGCGAGATGAACTTGTTGACGGAGGAACTTCCTCTCACATTTTCCTCAAGTTCATCTAAACGCTGTTTGAGCATCGCAGTCGTACTGTCACCGAGTCTCGGGAACGACATAGCCAAATCGTATGTAAGTCCAGCCGTGAACAAGGCAATAAACTGGCGAGGGATATTCAATTCAGTATCGGCGTCAAATTCGAACGGTACAGAATAGACCAATTTCATCTTGGAATATGTAATCGGTTCCTTCGTAAGTACGAGCTGTTCAACGTCGCTCTTGATATTGACCGAATAAACTCCGGTTCCGTATGCCCTGTCGAAGAAGTCCTCGAAGGAAACGAATCCCAGTTCAGTCCATCTGTCATATTCCGTATTGCCGTAATTGACATAACAACGCAGAATCTGATGAAGGTCATTGATTTCGACATCCGGATAGACTTCGAACAAATCGCTTCTGTTGTCGCCCTGGTAAATTAATTCACGAGAGCTGTTGACAATGTAAGCCTTCTTAGTTGACTTATCGAATACATAGATATCGACAAGTTCCGGCTGATAACCGTCAATAGTCTCAACGATCACTACATTGTCCTTAGGCACGTACTGGCCAACAGTCAGTCTCGGCTTTACTTCGTCAATATCGATTTCCTTCTGAAGGAAAGACAGCAAATGTGTATTGCTGTACTGGTCAAGACGTCTTTGCAAAAGCGTATATGCCGTTACGAAAATGTTGCCAGGAATTGGCTGGTTTCGATTGACAAGCCTTGCCGCGTCGCATGAATTGGTAATGATGTCTCTGATAGTTACTGTGCTCATATAAATTCCTACTTAAGCTTTATGTAATTGTTATAATACTGACCAAGGCTTCTAGAATTCAACCATTGAGCCAACATACGCGGAGTCATCCTATACCAATAAGGATTATTGCCTAAACGTACCAAAGAAACCTGGGATTGCGGCAGATAACGAATATTCCTTACAAAAGTAGAAGATGCCCTTGCCGGTGTATTGGTAAAAGGCACGGAAGCCTTCGCAGGACGGAATTCCTGCGGTTGCATAGCTTCCATTGCTGCTTGAGCCTGCTTGGCTGGATTAGCTGCTAGTCTAGACCAAAACTCAGCGTACGGATTCCATCCTGTCCATACCATAATCAAACTCCTTTTCCATTTCTACTTCTTTTTGCATTTCGATATTTGCAGCTTTCTGCTGTTCAGACGCGAGTTTCATCTTTTCCTTTTCGAGAGAGATTAGTTCCTTCGTCATTGCGACATTTGCCTGTCCCTGCTTGGCTTCGAGATCCACATTGGCCTCAGCGGCGTCAATCTGCATCTGCTGTTCCTTGAGGTGCATTTCGTCGTTGTGGATAATCATATCCTTCAGAATCTGTTCCTTCTGGTTCATCAGCTGCATGTTCAATGCGTCGATTTCTTTCTTGAGTTCTGCATTTGCAGCAAGAGACTGTTCAAGGGCATTCTGAGTTTCCTCGAGAACCGCGTTCATCTGGTTAAGGGTATTGACTGCATAAGGGTCAGCCTTGTGTTCGGAATCAGAAACCCAAATAATGTCTTCGCTGTTCGCGATAATATCCGGAAGCACTTCTTCCTTGACATCTTCGTCCAAAGTAGAAACGTAAGCCTTTGCAAGAATCTTCTTGGTCTTGTCGTCTACGAGCTGAGAGATTGCCAACAGCTGCTGTCTACGCTTCTGGAGCTTGGTAATGACTTCTGGTCCGTTAACGAGCTTGAATGTCGGAAGCTTTTCGATATTTTCCTGCCAGCAGTAAAGTTCACAGAGTGCCTTAGTGAACGAATAAATCGAATTATATGCATTGGTGTACAGAGCATTCACATTGCTTTCAGAATTGGCCTGCTGTACTAGAATTTCCGTAGCGGTCTGGTTCTGTGTAAACGGCTGAATTCCATCAGTTGGAACGCCGATAACAGAAGACATAAGGTCGTTACAGCCCTGAACGGTAGAAAGCAAATCCTGTGTCTGATAGGCTTCGACTATAGGCGTAGGAGCGACATCGCCGTTATACAGTGCAACAAGGCTTTCCTTCGTGTGAAGTTTCCTGTAATATTCTTCCAAACCGTCAATTGCCTTTGCCGGCATGAGGAAATTTGCTTTTGGCGTGCGATTGGCTCTTTCAAGCAACGTAGAGTATGCGAGGTTGATACCGAACTGCAAATCGGCAGTCATATCAACGATTCCGTTATAGTCGACCTTGTTATTCCTTACGACTTCGTTAAAGCAGATACGGAAAATAGGCACACGGGTCATTTCAAGCTTTACCTCGTCAGTAACAATCTTATTACCGCAAGCCTTCCACATGGAAACCTTACCGTCGCTTCCCAGTTCATAATACGTAACGATAGGAATAGATTCCGATGGGATTGTCCACTGGGTTCCGATGTCAGAAAGAATACAGTTTCCTTCGTAATCCGCTACATCGTCACCGTAAAGCCTGCGTGCCTTAGATAACGCGATAAAGTCGACGATTGCCGCATATTCGCAGTCACCTGCATCAAGGTCCTGACAGGTCGGATCCAAAGCCACATGTCCTGTGTCTCTTACCGCCTCTACAGTCACCTTACCGTCAACGATTGAAAGAATAAAGAATCCGACACCTTCGATACAGGCGTGTCGGACCGCTTCCAAGAAGACGTATTTGGCGTTATTGTCGTTTTCAAGGTCGTCGATATATTGCTGGACCTTCTTGTAAATTCCATCCGGGTCTTCGAGTTCCGCATGATAGGGACTCTTAGAGAACGGCGAAACGATTGCGTTCATGTACTTTGCGTACATGGAAAAATTACGGCAGATACGGTCCACACGGTCGGTAGAATTAACTACTTCCGATGTCCAGAAAGTACCGCCAAAAATTTCACGGTCTCTCTTCTTACGGGCGACTAAATCGCTGTAAAATCCAGAGGAACGTGTCAATTTGTCTTTAATTTTTAAAATAATATCTGAGCTCATGAATTATTTATTATCATCTAAAAAACATATTCATGTATTTTTGCTCAGTTGCCCTGTCAATAGTCATGTCCGGATAGAACGTAAGGGCCAATGCGTCCAGTGCGTCCGGAGAATGTCCGAGAATTTCCTTAATCTTGTCCTTTGGCACTATGGCCTTCTTGCCGGATTGCAATATGATATAAGAGGTCGCATTCAGTTCGTCGAGCATCTCTGAATCGTCGATAAAGAAACCGTCGTCTATGGCCTTTACTAGGTTCGTATAGATGTCTGCCCTTGTATTAAGGTTATTCGGATCCGAAGACTTCCCGCCGAAATTGACAGATACTATATTATTATGTCCAAGTTTCAAATAATCCTCGATACCAGAAGAGAAACCGCCAGTACCGTCAAGATATACCTTCTGGATTCGATACTTACGTAACATTTCCTCAATCTTATTGGAAACCGTATAAGTATCTGCATGGAACAGGGGAATCTTTTCAACGATATGATATGAATCCCTGATTACTATAACCGTACTGTCGTTTCCGAAACGTGCCACGTCAACTCCCATTACGTAATTGCTGTCCTTTCCCTTGCAGCAGTTCGACATCTTGATACCGTTCAAGATACAGTTCTCCACGACGGTTTCGATAATAGTACCTTCGAGTTCCTGTTGCCTCATTAAAGGGTCTACAACGGACGATTCAATCAACGTAATCGATTCTGCGCTGAGTTTCGTATTTTCCTTATAAGTACCGGTAAATACATCCCAGTCGCCTACACGCATGTGGTCACGTACAATCCTGTTCCAGTAAGAACCCATACGAGGAGTAGAACAGAACCTGATTTTAGGCTTGATGTTCTCACCACGCATACAAGGACCTACAATGGCCAACAGGTCACTTGGCGCCAATGCAAGTTCGTCCAGAAACAAATATTCGATATTAGTCTGGCCACGAACGTTTTCCGTATTTTCGTAGGTATATCCAAGTACCTGCCCGCCGTTAAACGAAATCATTCTCGAAACTTGGTTGTATACAGGCTCGATTCCCAGTTCCCTGAATCGCTGCAATACTTCGTTGAACAGGTTCTGCTTAAGAGAATCTGAAGTCTGAGAAAATGCCAGACACTTCTTGCCCTGAATAATGGCAAGAGTAATCAGCCATGAAAGAATATATGTCTTTCCAGTAGCTCTAGAACTCCAGATGCCAGCGTACATCTTGTCAGAATAATAGAGCTTCTTCTGTATAGGCAAAAGCTCTATCTTAAACTGCATCTGTAATTACAATCTCCAGTTTCGTATCTGTCTTGTTGTCGTTAACCTTTACTTCGGTCGACTTTGCAGCTTCGCCCCAGTTGCTGGAGAACCTGCGCTTGAGGATTTCGATACACTGAGGACGTCCTACGCCGTAATATTCAGAACATAACGCGTCTTCAATCATCGACTTCATGTTGTTTAGCCAGATAATGAAACGGTCAACGCATTCCTGAGTCTCATCTGAAACCGGATGATCTTCCTTTACACGTACAGAATCATAATTCCACAACGGAGTACTCCACTGTTTCTTGCCGTGTCCGTGTTTCGTGTTACGAAGTTCTAACGGGAAATATTGCTGGATATGGGCCATTAGCCACCCGATATTATCCTGGGTGAAATAGCTGCCTCCAGTATGGTTCTTGCTATTGTTGACCTTGGTATTCAGAATTCGCCAAGTAATTCCGGCCTTGTTAAATTTACCGGTATCGGAAATGCAGGCGCCGAAGTCCGGTTCCTGCATATTCTCCATAAGATATTCCATCTGGGCAATTCTGGCATTCCTGGCCGCCGTAATATTGGCTCCTAGTCTTGCCATAACGCCTCCTAGATTGTCAAACAGCCGTTACGCTTATCTTCGATATACTTTGCTACCGGTTCAAGAATATCGATTAGCTTGCTTAGCTTGATGTCGAGACAGACAAGTCCTTCGTAGCAGTCTGCCACTGTCTTGTCATCGAAATTCAAAGTGTTTTCCTGTAATTCCTTTTTACTATCGTTCTTTTTCTTCGTCATAGTTACGATTTTCCTTTCTGTTAAATAATATTAATCTTCACAATCTTCCGGCTTTTCGGAATCTTTAGAAACGTCAACATCTTCCTTATATTCGAATTCTTCGTCACCGCTGGATTCGACATTGGAGATTGCTTCCTGGATTGTAGCCATATCGTCTTCGGAGATTCCGTACTTTTCGGCCATTTCATTGAGAATATTGATAAGTTCTTGCATTTTAACCTCTGCTTATATACTTATTTATTAAAACAGAAATCCCCTCAGGCGTTTAACCAAAGGGGATTAGTATATCAAGGAATTTATGTATGCCAATAGAAATTTAAAGCTGCCTATCGAGCTATGAATAAGACATTTAGAAGCGAGAAACTCAATAGGCAGCAGTACCGTTACGTTCGGAGAATAATATGACTAAAAAGATGAACGTAACGGTACTTATTTAAGCGTTTTCTACACGTTTAAAGAAATCAGACTGAGCATCCTGTTCAACTGCAATTTCTTCACAATATGCCGGATTAATATCAATGCTGATACATTCTTTACCGTAAACTTTCTTATCATAATCAGAAATCTTAGAAGTACCAAAGTCTTTATTTACTTCATCACCTTCAATAACAGATGTTACAGTTGCGAAAGTTCCTTTTTCCTTTTCTTCAACCTTAATCTGCAAAGACGCATAAAGGTCGTTAACCTTGTTGTCCTTACCGTAAACTATTCCAAGATAATCATTAAGAGACTTTACTTGCTTAATACCGTTCCAGAACTTCGTTAAATTTGACTTGTCTGTAAAGGAAATACCCATTGTATTTGTAGAAACATGAACATGTTCGCCGGCCTTATTCTTACAGTCCCAAAGAAAAGAAATCAAGTTCTTCGGTTCCTTACCTTCCTTGACAAACTGTTCAGGTTCCTTAGAAATTTTCACAGCCATAAGACGGCCATGATACATACCTGTCTTTTCGATGTTTGCGAATGCTTCGTTAGTCTTTTGTGTGTACACTTCATTATAGTTAATCATTTTTATTTTTCCTTATCTTTGTGTAAGTCGTCATTAACTTACATATACAAATATAGTAAAAGTTTTTGCCTTGTTAAATTATTTTAATTTATGTTGAATTTCTTTATCGGTCCAACCTTCTCTCTTCGCCTTATCAATAATTAGTTGCATAGTATGCTCGTCATCGTATTTCTGACACGTTTTTAACGCTGCATACAGCCATTTAGACGAATTTCCATTTCCTGTCATATACGGAAACGGTGTATCTAAATAACGTGTAACGACTTCCCATCTAGAGCAATCGACTTTTGAACCGTTTCCAATAAATTCAAGATATTTCGAAGTCAATTCATCACGGGCTAACATTCGTTCTTTCTGGTCATAAACGTAAATGTAGCAGTTACCGTATGCTTCAGAATCGACCTGATTTCCGCCGTTGAATATCAATTTCTGTTCTTTACCGGTATCTTTACGGATAACTCCGGGCCTTCTAGTCAGTCTTGACGGATTTGAACATGCAGTATCACATTTCCCGTCGAAATATTCTTCATTAAAGAAATTCCATATCAGCTTATAGTTATTCTTGCAGAAGTCTTCATAGTTATGCGGAAATTCTATAATGACATGGTAAGATTTCTTACCTGAAAACGTAACACGGCTAATATTGTCCAAATGCTGTTCAATAAGTTTCTTCTGTTCTTCAAGCGGTAGAGAATCAGATTCGAATAGAAACCTGGTATGCTTTAAGCAATTACCGTCAAATCGGTATTGGCTACGAAGCTCGTTAAGAACTTCGTATTCCATACCTTCGACTGGTTTACTAGATACTTCAAATTTATTCGCATAATAAATCATTATAAACCCCAATCAATATTTTCTGATGTATTCTGGTCAAGCACTGTATCAACTTTCTTGGTCATCGGATATGCCAAATATACTTTATTATTCTTCTTCATGCGAACATATTTTATTCCATGTGCGCTGTTTAAATACTGTGTCCATTTCCACCATGCCTTATCGCGGGTATTGATGTTACCTTCGACATCTCCGCCGTTACGAACAAACGTAAAGCCGAACGCTTCCCTGTATTCTTTATACTGGTCGCTTACGAGCATTTCGATGATATAGTCTTTCATATCCTTGGCGCTGATAAACTTATTCTTATCACTGCATTCATCGAAATGTTCTGCGAAGAAATTCTCATAATCAATATAATCTTCCGTATCTGTGTATTCGTCAGTATTGAAATATTCTTTAAGCAACGGTTCGTTGAATGCTCGCTTTGTAAGATTATCGTCCGAGATACCTTCAATCTTGCTTGGATCTTTCAGATATTCGTCTTCCTCTTCCTTAGACAGAACGATATAACGGTTATTCTTAAATAACGGATTTTGCTTATAGACTGTATAACAGAAATTCAAGAAATCCTTTGCTGTCGAATTTAACGCATCCTGCTTTTCCTGTGTCCACTTATATTGTCCGACATAGGTAATAGGAATTGCTCTACGTCTGTTCGCGTATTCCTTAATCGTAGCTGGTGTATTGGAGAATACAATCAGCTTATGATTGATAGGTTCCCAACGAACATGAGACTTTCCCTTTACGTTTAAGTTCATCGGGTTATTAGCGATAAGTTCCTTTGCCTTGTCAGAACACAATGTCTTGTCTGAATATTCTTCCATAACAGAAATATGGGTATTCCAGATTTTGATACCGGCAAGACCGAATTCATTAGTGTCAGACAAAGCGCTTTGCCCGATATAAGAAATAGAATTCTTCGGCAAGACAGATTCCAGCGCACGCATCATGACGCCTTTACCCGTACCGCCCTTATCAGAAATAATAAGATACTGTTGCGTAGTATTCGAATCGTCCATACACATTCCGAGGAACGTAATCAGTCGCATCTGGAAATGCTTCTCTGGCATTTTCTCATTGATATAATCTTCCCACGGTTTTGGAAGTTTTGTAACACGTTCAGGAAACCAGTGAGAAACTGAAGTCTCTTCAGCCTTATTAGACCATGCGATAAATTTCGACTGACCGTCAATCATCATCTTATACTTCTTCCAGTTATCGAGGACATACTGGAATATGTCATTATATGTTTCAATCTTCGGATTACGCTTAAGGTCAAATCCCCTAAGAGACTTATACTTCTTACCGTCGTCGGTCCATGTTTCAAATATAGCTCTAATCTTATAAAACGTCAAGAATGAAGACGGTAGATTCTGGTCAATAAAGTCTTCAATCGGAGTTTCGATAATCTCATTGTTCGTATCGAATTCAAGTTCACTCATATCAAGCTGTGCCAAATATTCAGACAACTGCTTGTAATAGATTCCTACCTTTGTCATAAAGGTATTCATTACCCTATATGCTAGGCCAGTAGGTTTAATCCAATGAATATTATCAATGAAAACTTTGCCCATCGCGTCTTCAAGTAGCAGCTCACAATCATTTTCGTCGATAAGAACTAACTGATTTCCGCAAAGCTTGAAGTTCTTAAACAAGTTTCTATCGAAATTGTTAATCTTTAAGAGCTCATCACGCAGTTCAACGTCAACTTTCTCTAGCTGTAGCTCTTCTTTAGTATATTTTGGACCTTTAGTCCTGCGTAAAACGCTTTCTTTCTGCTTTGTTTCCTTAAAACCGAGCTTATCGTTAAGGTGCTGTGTAAGAACTTCGACAGTATTCTTGACTGTTCGTCTACCGATTTTATCCTTAAGCTGTAAAAGCAGCATTTCAAGCGATAAACCGTTCTCTTTGTTCTTGTCTTCTACTCGATAAAATACAATCGGCGTCATATCTAGAAATGTCTGCAGGGATTCATCGTCTGTACATTTCTTTGCTTCTTCAATAGCATGTTCTAGAGTTTCGATAGATGCTGTTGTATAAATCTTTAAATCTTGTTTCATTATGAAAGTCCTCTCCGATGCTTGCGTTCACCGAAGAGGACTTCTTGATTGAGGACAACTAATAAAGAAATTCTATCGTTCAGTACGTTTGATTAAGAACGCAAGACATCAAACAATTACCGTACCTATTATTTATGTTCTCAAATATAGTAAATTTTTCTATGTTTGTAAGCTCAAAGTTTTATTCTGTAAATTCTTCAAAGGGTAATATAGTGGGAATATAGGGTTGTCTAAAGTCAATGTTCCCAAAAAACCTTATTTTTGTCTCAAAAAGGCCAATTTTGGCTCAGGTTACATAGTAACATTGACTTTCCAGGTTATTATATTATTATAATATAATATATTATATTATTATAATTATTGCAATAGTCTTAACAATATAATCAGAATAAATGTAAAAATATTTTAACAGAATGAAATATTTTCTATATTTTAAACATGAACGCGCAAGAAAGAAAACGATTCCGACAGACAAAGAGGTGGCTTGAATTCCGTAAGCAGCTCATGGAAAAGCAAAAGACTGACCCAATCACGGGCAATAAGCTGAGCAAGACTGCAAACTGTCACCATGAAAATTTAGACCATGAGCAGTATACCGACCTTACAGAAGAGAATTTTATAATGTTGAATAAAGAGTCTCACGACTGTGTACATTTCCTATTCCTCAAAAGTGATCCTAAAGCATGGCGTAAGCGTCTAAAGGGACTTGTAAAAATTCTTAAGCGTATGGAGCTTCTAAACAGCTAATTATTAAAACAGTAGGGTAACTAGGGTAAGTCCTAAATAAGGCCTCCAGGCTATCCAGAAACGCGAAAGAAGAGGTATTAAACTATATGGGTAGGAAAAAGAAGTCAACAGACTACATAGATAATGACAAATTGAAGGAATTAGTGACGGAATACGTCAAGCTGAACTACAACGACAAGGGCGATTGGATTCAAAGGTACGAGAATACCATGAAGACCCGCTGCATCAAGAAACCTGAAAAATGGCCTGCAGTACAGGACTTTATCAACCGAAGGAAAGCCCTTTACGACAACAGGGGTGTACCGAGCATGGAGGACATCAGGAAATTCGAGGCCGTACAGCTTGAGCTAGTAAAGGCTTTCTACAAGATTGCAGAGGGCGTACTTGTTAAGATGTCGCTCATAAAGGACGAGGAAAGAGAAGACATAATGCACGAGGAAGTCCTTGCAGCATTAAAATATTGCAACAGGTTCGACGAGGCGCTAGATACTTCATGTTTCGCATATATTACGCAATGCATGAACAACGCCGTTATATTATATCTTGACGACAGGAAGAAGTCGAAACTGGACGGTAATCTAGTCTATGAACACGAAATGTTCGATACGAGAGGAACTGACCAGATGAAGGGCATGGAAGATTCCGAATAATTTCTAAATTCAAAGAATGGAAAACACAATGAAGTTTGATTATGCTATTGTCAATCCGCCGTACGACCGAAACCTTCATCTTAAGGTTCTTGAACAGGTTTTGAAAGTAGCCGATAAGGTTATCAATATCTCTCCTATACGTTGGATGAAGGATCCGTTCGCACCGTATAATCAAAAGTCAGATTATATTAAATTCGAAAAAACTGTTAGTAAAAAAATTGAGTCAATTGATGAGATTTCATATAAAGAAGCAACCAAATTGTTTGACTCTGCTCTTTTTACGATGGATTTAGGAATATATGTGTGTGGAAAAGGTGGTTATAGTTATCAACATAATGATACATTGATTACAAAAATTATTAAAAAAGTTATGTCAAAAAATTGGTTACCGTTTAGCCCTAAAAAATTTTATCAAGGGCAAATCGAGCATAAAAATTTTAGCATAGATATTGCGCCGATTCGAATTAATGATACGAATGAAATTGAACGAATTATGTGTAAGACTTATGAATCACAATGCCAGACACTTCCAATGAATGAAGAAACCGCATATGATAATCAAGGTGGGCATTTTGAATTTGATACAGAAGAAGAACGACATAATTTTTATGATTGTTATAATTCTATTTTTATGAAATGGTATTGTCGGCTTTGGAAATCAAATAGTCATGTCTATTCTGCAAAGATTCCATATTTCGGCAACTATACTCATAAGTGGAAGTTGAGGGATTTCTTCGACTGGTTCGACTTGACTCCGGCTGAACGTACGAGAGTCGTAAAGGAAATCCGCGATATGCGGCATGGAAGATCCAGATAATTCATAAATATGTAATAAGTGAACAAAAATTTACTATATTTTATTACGTATGAATAAAGACCTTTTATTAATTATTTCACCAGAACAAGGATCTGGTGGCGGGTGTTGGAATTTGAGAATAAATCAATTTGCAAATTATATTAATCAAACCCAACAGTTTCAAACTAAAGTAATCACAAGTCCGATTCCGGTTTTCGACCAGAATATACTTGCAAGATGTAAGGGCATATTGGTACAGAGACCGTTCCAGCCTATGCCATGGCTCAAGAATTATAGGGAACTGCAGCCAAAGTTCGGGTACAAGATTTCCTTCGATGTGGACGACGCTTGGTGGGGTATTTTACCGGACTACAACGCATCTGCACTGAAGCCTCATGACTGGAACGCAATAGACAAGATTTCTGCCGAGAACCTTCAGTATTTCGACTGCGGTATTGTCACTACGGATTTCCTCGCCGATTACCTTCACAAGCGTTACGGCTTCTGGAACACGGTTATCGTGCCGAATACGGCTGACCGTTCAATCTACCAGTCTAACCGTAAGGATTTCTTCAGGGATAAGCCACTAGTAATTTCGGCAGGTGCATGCCAGCACACTTTGGAACCGATTCCGATGTGTCCTGAAAACCCAACAGGCGTTCCGGGTAAGAGAGGAGACTACGTAGGCGAATGGCCGGAATTCCTCAAGAAGAATATTGACAACATGGACCTGCATTATTTCGCCAACATACCGTATTTCCTTAACGAGGTAGGCGAAAAGATTCAGGTACATCCTTGGAAATACACATCTCTGTATTCTGCTGAACTTAATATGATTAAGCCTGACATCATTATCGCTCCGTTGCAGAATAACGATTTCAACAGGGCAAAGAGTTCTCTTAAGTTCGCGGAGGCTTGTGCATGCGGAGGTATCTTAATGGGTTCCGATTTCCCAGGCGGTCCTTACGAGATGATTCATCCTTTGTGCAAAGTGCCTGATAATCCGACCGTAGCGCAGCTCGAAACCGTATTCAATAACATAAAGGAACACTGGAAGGAAATTCTTGCATACCAGTATAACTTTATCAATACCAACGGCTGGTGGTTGCAGTCTTCGCATCACATGACTAAATGGCTTAACGCCGTTACTGTACCTAATGAGGAGATTATATAATGTGGACTGAAGAAAGAAAACAGAAACAGCGCGAGCTTATGAAGTCGTTATGGGAAGACGGTACTTTACGTATAAACCGCAAGGGTCCTCGCTCTACGAATATCGACGTATCGCAGACTGAAGATTATTCAACCTACATGCGCGAATATCAGAAAATCTTCCGCGAGAAGAACAAGAGCTATTATAGGCTCAGGCAGCTTTGGAACCGGAAATACAAGGGTCAGTATAGCTGGAAGATATTCTACGGTCTGTTCAAGGACATGCCGAGGGCAGCGGACATTGATGCTAAATTACAGGAAGTAGATATAAACTTCGAAAACTTCTTCAATAACTGGATTCCTGATTATTACGTACCGTAACGTTTAGAAAAATTTACCTCTATATTCTAAGAGAAGGGTTTACAAGGCCCTTCTCTTTTGCTATATTCATATACGTAAACAACAAACCAAAGGAACAACAATGATTACTTACAACGAAGCACAGAATCTAATCAACAATGAAGGTTTTATCGACATCAATTCCCGTACAGGATATTTGAAGGTTCAGGAATGGTCCGGTAACGATGGTCGTTACTTCACTCGTGAAACCCACTGCATCTGCAAGATGAGGAAAGTCAAGATTGTTGAAAATAAGGAATGGTGGGAAGCATATCACAGACGTACTACAAAAGAAATCGAAAATTACGATAACTGGACTGCCGAACAGAAGGAACTTGACAAGAAGTATTTCATTCCTAATGGAAAAGGTTTCCAATTAAACAGGTCCGATAAGTATTTCATCGACATGACGGCTGAAGAATTCATTAACGCCTATAATGAAGGCAAGAAGTGGCGCATGAAGGCGGAAAACAACAAGCTTCTCCGTGAACTTAATGTTCTATAAGGTTACAAAACAAATATTGTATGATTGAAGAAATGATTATGCGGCTCATGGAACAGCTCTATTCAGGAGTAAGTTCCGTGAGCTACAAAGGCATATATTTCCCAGTAAGAGAACTTGAATATGCGTCCCCCATGGACTTCAGGTCTATGAAGCATATATGTATAGACATTCCTAAGTATTTCGGTCTAGAGACAAACGGCGTCTCTGTTGCATATGAAATGACGAAGAGCTGGGCCATGACTGACGCCAAGGCTCGTGAGAACGCTTGTTTTAGGCTCGCCACACATTTCGTAAAGGAAATATTGCCTAAGATAGATTTCAAGTTGAATACTATCATGCATAACGAAGAAGTAGAAAAAATACTGGAGGTATTAGATTAATGTGTAAATTTTGCGATTTAGAACTTTATAATCATATGGCATCAATAGCAGGGTCTTTACCCTATAAAGATTGGCCTAAAGAAGTTAAAGACTATTATAATTGGATGAATGAATTATGGGATGAAGGCTGGAAATGGGAAATAGATGATAATGGTAATGTATTACTAATAATGAATAATGATGGTGGATATGATTCTACAACATTAGATTGTAAATTCTGTCCTAAATGTGGTCGTGATATGCATAAAGCAGCATTAGAATATTTGAATAATAAAACCGAAAGAGAAATAGATAATGCACTCAGTTTCAAAGATAGATTATTAAAGGCTGCAGATGAGCATAAAGCCGTTCTGGAATATTTGAAAGATAAGTAATATAAGCCTCCAAGGACCTGTTTGTTGTTGTCTCTATTGTTGTTCCGGTCCTTGGAGGCATTTTTTTATACAAAAAGGGTTGACGAACGTCTTCCCTTTTACTATATTAGGAACATGACTAAAGAAGAATTTATTGCAAGATACGGTGAAGAAGCTTATAATCGCAGAAAAGAAGCGTCTAGAGTTTCGCATGCGAAACATAAGCTTGAAGATCCGGAATGGTATAAAAACAGGATCGCAAAGCAAAACAATAAAGATTATAGAAATAAATGGCGTAGTAAAAACGCCGACAAAGAACGTGAATCTAGACGAAATCATTATAAGGAATTAAGTCAAGATCCAGAATTTAGAAAACAACGGGCTGAAGACTGTGCTGCTCTTGTAAAAAAATTTATAGAATCAAAAGGTGACTGTGGCGTTTTTACATACCATCAACTTATGGCATTCAAAATGCTTCATATAAAAGATTGGAAACAATATATTAAAGACTTATTAGATAATGAAAAATGTCCAGAAATGCTAGATATAGACTATCTGTATGAACATTTTAAAGATAACGTCGAACATGACCTTTATTACGGTAACGTTAATATTCTAAAATTCCTTGTACCATTACTTTGCCTTAAAGTATATGACGGTATAGAGTTTAATGAAAAAGAAATAGAGATGATTAAATATTTCGATAATTTCAAAAATACAACAAAGAAAAAGCCGCTAAGATATAATTCGACTATAACGTTCGTAGCTCCCGAATTAAAGCATGATACTGAAAAATGTATGAAGCTTATGTTACTGTATAATCTTGTTGCAGATTTTATGCATAACCGTGCAAAATATCCAACTGAGAAAAAACTTTACTAATAGGGGTTGACAAAGGCATTATACTTTGCTATATTAATAACATAAACAACAAACAGAAGGAATTAACTATGCAACAGAACATCTTTAACCGTATCAATACTTTCGCTGAATATCAGAAGAAAATGAATGATTATGAAAACCAGATTACCAAGATGATGATTGGTAAAGAAGGTCAGCCGATTCCATGTCATGTTATGATTGTTTCTGGCGATAAGGGCGTAGGTAAGACGTATAAGGCTGAAGAAATTCTTAGAAATCAATCTATTAGAAAATGGGAAATTGTGAACTCTTCTATGTCTGCTGTTCAGCTGTATAAGTTCCTCTGGGAACATAACGACGCCATTATCGTATTGGATGACGTTAACTCCATCATTCAAGACAGCAAAGACGGCGCTTCGTTGTTGAAGGCCGCAACTGACTCCTATATGGTTCGTAAGCTTTCCTGGCAGAAACAGAATGCAAACTGCATCCCTGTTCATAAATTCAACTTGAAATCAAATGCGGCCATTTCCGACCAGATGGACACGATTGCTTCTACAAATGTCAAGCTTTCTGTAAAGCATTCTGCAGGTATGACTTTTCCTGATGAATTCTATTTCACTGGTGCTTTGATTATCCTTACGAATAAGCCGTTGTCCATTATCGACCGTGCTACTGAAGGCGCTGTTTCTAACCGTGGCTGGCATCAGGAAATGTTGTTCTCTGTCGATGGTGCCGTCGATCTTATTAGAAACTTTGAAAGCCGTATTACTAATTATAACGGTATCGATATTGCACCTGAAAATGTCAAGAAGGCGGTAGAATTTCTTACATCTGAAACGGCCGTAAGATATTATAAAGAACATGCTAAAGTTCCTACGCTTAGAACATTAGGTAAGATGTCTCTTAACTTTGAATTCGGTAATATTGTCGATATGGACACGTTGGTTAACGAAACTGAAAGCCCTGCATATTAATAATTAAGGCCTAGGGACTTTATTATGTCTTTCCTTTGTGTCCCTAGGCCTTATACTTTAGATTTTCTGATTGTCTTCCAGTAATAGTACCTTTGCAGGAAATACAGCCATTTGCGTTTTGACTACATTCCAATACAGGGTCCCTAGACGCTCAGCGAGGAATGAAGGAACTCTAGCCTGATATTCAATCTTGTTATTCCTGTTTTCTTTCTCGACAATGTAACCTGGAACATTCTTGACACGCTCAATCATGTCTTCATAGGTCTTGACGTTGACTTTCTCAAGATACTTACTTAATACAGTATAAAGGAAAATCCAGTAGTCCTTGAAGGTATTGATATGACAGTTACAGATAATGTACGGAACGAACATATTGCCGTTAATGACCTGTTCGAACTGCTTTAACAGATGCGGATAAGTTTCGCTCAAAACCTCTGCACAAATCTTCAAATCTTCGACATTATGGAAGTAAGCATAGTTCTGTGCCAATGTGCAGTTGAATATCATCGGTTGAGGAATACATGTACGGTTATACATGTCATGGTCGAATATGCGTCTATAATGGTTCAAGGAAATCCATTCCGGATTAGTATATTTGGCTATTTCCTCGGGATCCTTCTTTGTCTTTCGAATTTCATCATTTTCAGCGAACTTGTCATAAAGCAATTTCATGCCTGCTAGTTCGCTCCACATTCTATGGTCTAATGAAGATTTCCTATTATCAATTAAGGTAAATCCTTCTATTGGACTTACCTTTTTATGATGAAACATGTATCTAATCATAAATCGAGATTCCTTTTACTTGTACGATTTATTTATAGACTAGTAGTAACGTATAGTAAACTTGTCGTCATCGATACGGTAGTCATACCCGTCATTACCCTTGCTCCTATAGCCTTTCCAGAATGCCGGATAAACGTTGAAACCGGTATTCTGAGAATTATAAACCCTGAGTATGCAGCACTGATGACCTTCTCCGGCGTTACCGTAACCGGAAGCCGGGAAGTTGATATATGACGAAGCGATGAAATCCGCATCATCCTGTCCCGATGTTTCCTTAAGGCCGAAGAGAATATTCTCTGCGGTGGCCATATAGCTTATCGGGCAACATTCATATATGATGTCTGCGACAACATTTGCAGGAATATACAAAGGCATCGGATCACCCTTATGATCGAGGTCATTCAAGTAAATGAAATTCTTGGAATAATCTGCACCGAGCCAGTAACATCCTGAAGAAGCCGTTTCGTTTGCGGTAGTAACCGCGGTCTTTACGAAAACCGAATTGCTTCCGCCGTTCGTGCATACGTAGCCTCTTTCAAGACCGGACGGGATAACCTGCGCAGAAACCTGGTTGCCGCTCATATCCTCGAATACGAGTCCGTTAGGGCCCGCCTGAGGGGTATTGACGTAATGAAGGGACTTGCAAGGAACCGTTTCCTGAGAGCCCTGGCCTGTAACGAAATCCGCTGAAATGTTTGCGCCGTTTCCGCCGCCTACTGCGAATGTGACATTTTGACTATTGTGTAAAGCTGCCATCTAAAAATCTCCTTAAAATATTTATTTCCAGTCAGCCGGTATCTGGGCGAGCTCTGCGGCGCCTGTTACTGTATCACGACCGCAGTCAGTAAAAGTAGACGTATGAATACTTGGCGGAATAGCTTGTGTCGAAGCCTGCTGATATAATGCTAAGGCGCCAGATTGTACTTTATAACAATTATAAAACGTATAAGTCATATTAGTGACATTGGAAGTGTTGAATAAAGGTATTGACGTAAGAGATTTACAATTATAGAACGTATAAGTCATATTAGTGACGCTGGAAGTATCGAACAATGGTACAGTTGTAAGCGCCCAACAATTATAGAACATGTCTTCCATATTAGTAGCGTTAGACGTATTAAATAAAGGTACCGATGTGAGGTATTCACAAGCTACGAACATAGCACTAATATCTGTTACACTTGAAGTATCAAATAAAGGTACCGTTGTAATATAGCAACCGTGGAACATACTTTTCATACTCGTAATACCAGTCGTATTAGCACCAAGTACTTCAACTATATTTCTAGAATAATAGAGCAAATAATCGAAATTAGTACCACTCTTATATACATCATATACATCTGTAGTGCCTGGTACCAATGTAGCAGTTCCATAACTAGTGGTAACTGTTTTATGAGGCGCATTTCCATCGCTTGTTCTTACTCTGACAGTATTAGCCGGCAAATTTAACGGATTATAAGAATCCAGATAATATAGCTCGTACTGGTTGTTATACAATAAAGTTTCATTATTGAAAGCTAAAGAATCTGACATATTAACTCCTTAAGACATTGTTCCGCCCCAGCTTGTCGGGATTTGAGCAAGTTCTGCTGCACCTTGAGTCGTATTACGTCCACAATACCAGAAAGTGTTATAATGACTAGTCGGTGGATTAGCTTGTGTTGATGCCTGTTGATATAAAGCTAAAGCTCCTGATTCAACTTTGAAACATTCATTGAACATATAATCCATTTGTGTTACTTTGGATGTATTAAATAATGGTACAGATGTCAACGAACTACAGGCGCCGAACATGTAGTACGTAGTTGTAACATTAGATGTATCAAATAAAGGTACCGATATTAACGAACTACAATTCAAGAACATACGTTCCATACTTGTTACGCTAGATGTATCAAATAAAGATACCGATGCTAGCCTGTTACAGTAGTAAAACATATAGTCCATATTTGTAATACCATTAGTATTAGCTCCAAGTACTTCGATTACATTTGATGCATCCGCTAACATCGATCTGAAACTAGTTCCACTCTTGTACACGTCGTAAATGTCAGTAGTGCCTGGTACCAATGTAGCAGTGTCATACGATGTAGTCGTGCCTTTATTAGGTGGATTTCCATTACGAGTCCTGACTCTGACAGTATTTGGCGGCAGATTTAACGGGTTATAAGGATCACCTTCCGGCCAAATCTTAGAACCGTTAAAATACAACGAGACTTCCGCCCCGTTGTATAACATCTTGCTTGGCGCATTGCCGTTAAGTATCAATCCCATTACGACCCCGTTACGATATAAAGAATGTCAGAAC